GATACAGGTAATTTTAGAATGGAACCTGAAGATGATGAAGACGAGGAAGAAGAAGAAGATGAGGAGAAATTACAATTTCCATCTTTCGACCTTGATGAGTTAACTGACGAAGAAATTTTAGAATTAGAAAAACACAAAAGAAATATTATTAACGCACTTATTCAAGGAGCGGCAAAAAAAGGACATTACCTTTTTCAAAAACCTGACGTTAAGTCGAGATTAGATGCGATTGACCCTTCATTATATGGAGATTATTTGGGTATCATGGCAATCAATGATTTCATGTACTTTAGTATGGAACAGATGATTGAACAGATGAGTCAAACTGGCCAAGGTGTTGCAGGTAAAGTTGAATTAGGTGACGCCGACGATGAAGAAGGTGAGGAAGGTGAAGAACAACCTGATACTAAAATTATTGCAACAGGATTAATTTTCCCAATTCTTTGTCATGAAATTATTAAAGGTTTAGAAGAAGCCAAAGGTAGAGCTGGTTTACCATCAGACCCTGGTATGAGAGAAAAAGTATTAGGTCAAACTGATGTATTATCAAACGAACCAATGCAATTACGTATCGGACCTGAAATTGTTGAAAAAATACGTTTCGCATTACCTGATGATGTTTTTGACCCCCAATATAAAGGATTGATAAATTTTTTCCATGTATTACTATATCAAATAGAAGCTCAAGAATTCTTAGAAATTATTGGAAATGCCATCTCTGAAGATTCTTCTAAAATTGGTAAAGCTAAAAAACGATTTGAAGAAATTGTTAGGGAAGCTAAAGAAATGCAAGAGGAATTTGAAAATTATAAGGAAGAAGAAGATATTGACTCTGATGACGATGAAGGTTTAGATGATTTCTTAAGTGGTTTAGGCATAACAAGACCTAAATAAAATGTGTGAATAAAGAACAACTAATTATAGAGTTAACGAAGTGTGTAAGAAGTACTCCTTACGCACTTCGAACTTATTTACAGACATACGATAATACCGTATCAAAATACGTCCCATTAGATTTATTCCCCGACCAAGTTAGTCTAATAGAAGATTACGACAAATACAATGAAAACATTGCATTAAAGTATCGTCAGGCTGGTGTATCAACCGTAACCGCTGCTTGGATATCAAAAAAATTGGCATTTGCTCAAAAAACCAAACCTGAAAAAATCCTTATTATTGCCAACAAGTTAGATACATCAATGGAGATGGCTAACAAAGTTAGAGGTTTTACCGAACAATGGCCATCATGGGTTGGTATTTCATTTTCAAAAGAAAAAAATTCACAAAGACACTTTAAACTTAATAATAATTGTGAAGTTAAAGCGGTTGCAACATCAAAGGATGCCTTGAGGGGTTATACACCTACAATTCTTGTATTTGATGAAGCTGCGTTTATCGAGGCCGACTCAGATTTCTGGTCAGCCTGTATGGCATCATTATCTACAGGGGGTAAAGTTATTGTTGTATCCACACCAAACGGATACGACCAAATTTATTATGAAATCTATGACCAGTCATTAAGAAACATGAACGATTTCAAAATATCTGAGATGTTTTGGTATCGTGACCCAAGATATACAAAAGATTTGTATATGGTTAAAACTGGTGACTTGGTACATTTTCTATTGAACAGAGAAGAATATAGTGATAAAGACATCATTAATTTGTCAATGGATAATCCATATGAAAGAGACCATACCGTTGTAACCGATTATATTGAACAAGGATATAAACCATGTTCTGCTTGGTTTGAGGGGATGGTTAAGAAGTTAAAGTTTGATAGACGAAAAGTAGCTCAGGAGTTAGAATGTGACTTTTTAGGTTCGGGTGATAATGTATTCGAATCTGAATTGATGCAAGAAATATCCAAAAACACTTTACGTGAGCCACAAGCCAAACTGATGGGAGGTTCACTATGGATATTTAAAGAGCCTGTAAACGGACATAAGTATGTAATGGGTGTCGATGTATCAAGAGGTGACTCTGAGGACTTCTCATCTATCCAAATCATTGATTTTGATGAAAGGGAACAGGTGTTAGAATATGTCGCCAAAATTCCACCAGATGTATTGGCGGAGATTGCGTATAAGTGGGGTACAATGTACAGTGCTTATTGTGTAATTGATATTACAGGAGGTATGGGGATTTCTACCGCAAGAAAAATGCAAGAGTTAAGTTATCAAGGAGGTTTATACATTGATAATGTTGATACAACAAACAAATGGAAATACGACCCAAAAATTAACGAAAAAATACCTGGTATTAACTTTAACTCAAAAAGGGTTCAAATTATTGCGGCGTTTGAGGAAAATGTTAGACATGGATTCAAAGTATATTCAAATAGACTATACAATGAAATGAATACATTCATTTATATTAACGGAAGACCTGACCACCAAAAAGGTCATCATGATGACTGTATTATGGGGGTTTCTATGGCATTATATGTTGCAGAAAAATCATTTCAATCATTAGAGAAAGTTACCAATCATACAAAAGCTATGATTAACTCATGGGCAACTACAGTTAATGAGAACAAAAACTCTTCAGAATTTTTTAATCCAATGGTCCCTCAAATGGGTAGAGGTAATGGTATGGGTAATAATGGTGAAGCGAGTAAAGCCGATTACCAAAAATACGGATGGCTATTTGGTGCCTGATAAGTATTTATATTATCAAAGTAATTAGTAAAATTGTAATATGAGTGAACAAAATCTAACGGTCTGGCAGAGGCTATCGCAAACATTCGGCCCAAATTCACTGTTGAAACAGGATTATCCAACTTTTAAGTTTGATAAGAAAGAACTTCTGCGTACGCCAAATCGTGATGACTATGAGAGAGAAAAACTCCAAGCCCAACAAACGTTTTATTTAACAAATCAATGGGCTAAAGTTGAAAACAATTTATATTCACAAGCAATTTATTATGAACCATCAAGATTATCTGCTCAGTATGATTATGAATCGATGGAATATACTCCTGAAATTTCTGCAGCTTTGGACATCTATTCTGAAGAATCTACAACAACAAATGAAGATGGTTTTATCTTACAAATTTATTCTGAATCAAAAAGAATTAAATCTGTATTGGCCGATTTATTTAACAATGCCCTTGACATTAATACCAATTTACCAATGTGGACAAGAAACACTTGTAAATATGGTGATAATTTTGTCTATATGAAGTTAGACCCTGAAAAAGGAATTGTTGGTTGTCAACAATTACCAACAATTGAAATTGAACGTCATGAAGTTGGTGTAACCGCTAAAATTACTGTTGATATTACACAAGAAAAAGATGAGAACAAAAAAGCTCTTCACTTTACTTGGAAGAATAGAAACATGGAATTCCAATCGTGGGAGATTGCTCACTTTAGATTATTAGGTGATGATAGAAAACTTCCTTATGGAACCTCTATGTTGGAAAAAGCAAGACGTATTTGGAAACAGTTATTGTTATCTGAAGATGCAATGTTAATCTATCGTACATCAAGAGCACCTGAAAGAAGAATGTTCAAAGTATTTGTGGGTAACATGAATGATGATGACGTTGAAGCATACGTAAACCGTGTAGCCAACAAGTTCAAAAGAGAACAAATTGTGGATGCTAAAACAGGAAACGTAGATATGAGGTTCAACCAAATGGCGGTTGACCAAGATTACTTTATCCCTGTTCGTGACCCTGCAGCACCAGACCCAATTACAACATTACCTGGAGCAACAAACTTATCAGAAATTGCCGATATTGAATATATCCAAAAGAAATTATTAACAGCACTTCGTGTTCCAAAGGCATTCTTAGGGTTTGAAGAAGTTGTTGGTGATGGTAAAAACTTATCATTACAAGATATTCGTTTTGCTCGTACAATCAACAGAATTCAAAAAAGTATGATTGCCGAGTTAAATAAAATTGCAATCGTTCATTTATTCCTATTAGGATTTGAAGACGAATTACAAAACTTTACATTAGGTTTATCTAACCCATCTACACAAGCAGATTTATTAAAAATCGATGTTTGGAAAGAGAAGGTGTTATTGTATAAAGATTTGGTTGCCGACCCAGGAAATGGCATTCAACCTACATCATCAACTTGGGCTAAGAAACATATTTTTAACTGGTCTGATGAAGAAATTAGATTGGATTTACAACAACAAAGAATTGAAAGAGCCGTTGGTGAAGAACTTAAAGCAACGCCTACTGTTATTACTAAAACAGGTCTATTTGATAATATTGACAAACTTTATGGTAATTCATCAGGAACCACTGTAAATGCGGCCGCGACTACAGGAGGTGAAGATGCGGGGGCTCCTCCATCATTTGGCGGAGGAAGTTTTGAAACAGCTCCACCACCAGCAGGAGGTGAGGAAGCTCCACCAGCAGGAGGTGAAGTACCACCAGCAGGCGGTGAAGTTACACCTGAATCTAAAAGAGCTAACATGAATATTTTATTAGAAAAGAATTTTGAGCAAAAATCAAGATTTTTAGATTTGAATCAAGGTCAAGATTCTTTAGGAGAAATTTCAAAAGAATTGGATAAGTTACTAAATTCGTAATATTTATATTGA